TTCTAATTTTGAGGTACCATTAGCATTAATTACAATTGTTGACGGTTCATTAATATTGTCAGGAGGATTGTCAGGTAGAGTATAAAAATAAAATCCTTGGTCGTCTAGAACTGATAATTTTTGAGAACCAATTCGTGGATATGATAAAATAGGATCACTATTATCTTCATTATTTGTAAATGACATTATTATATATAATTATATAATTATAAAATAAATTTATTATATTATATTATATTAATATAAATGTCATTTTTTACAAGAGAATTAAAAAATTTATGGGATTATTTTTCAACTACAGATGAAGAAAGAGCAGCACGAAGAGCAGCAGAACTAGAACGAAGAAATAGAATTATTGAAGAAGCTAATCGACGAAGAATTGAAAGAGGAGAAATATTTCCACCACCAAAAGAAGAACCTGTTTTATCACAAAGACCAACTATTGCTGATAGTGTAAAACCAGTTAGAGATAATGTTGAAAAGGAAGTTATTCCTGGATTTATTCCTAAAGCTCCACCAGCTCCGCCACTTCCAGACTCTTTACATGTTAAACCAACTGAAAAAGATACAAGACCTGTTAATATTGCACCCACTAATGTTAATTTAACAGATTTACAAAAAATAAAAGATTATGAAAGTAGAAATGGACCCATGAATTTAGGTGTTAGTTTAGGACCAAGTTTAGGACCATCTTCAATACCATCAAGAAATGATTTATTGGAGTCAATTCAAAGAGGCACAACACTAAAACCTGTTAGAGTATCATCAACAAGAAGCCCTGAAAAATCATTATTAGATGATATTAAAAGTGGCATGAATTTACAGAAACCAAAACCGAGACCAATCCCACTAAGTAAGCCTAAGCCAAAACCATTATCTTTTAATGAAATGATATTAAATAATCCTAAATTTAAACGATTATCACAATTAACAGAAACGAAAGACGACTGGGAGACAGGAGAAGGACGAAGAAAAAGAAAACCTAAAAAAAGAGTAATAAGAAAAAAATCATTATATGAATATTATTAAATTCTATAAATATTAATTACAATTAATTGATATTTATAAATACATATTATTATTTATTTAACCAAGTAAAGCTCGTTTAAGTTCAGCTTTAGTCATACGACGACCACCAGATTGTCCGGCGCCCATCTCATCGAGGACATCCGCGATTTGTGATTTACCATCAGCACCTTCACGATTTCTTAAAAAATCTTTAGCAGTCTTACTGATTTCTTTTGTTAGAGGATGTGAAAATACATTTTTAAATTTTTTGATAAATTCACTCAATTTACCTTCGCTAATAAAGTTTCTAATTTTAGAAAAGATTGAGCCACCATATGCAGTATTATTTACAACATCATAATGAACTTTTTCGTTTCGTTTAATAGCTGTAAGTACATCTTCAGTAGATAGACATCCAAGAGTAGTTTGAACTGTGTTATTTTGATAGATTTCCATGCAGCCTTCATAAGCTACTAAAACATACATCATGAAAGGGACACCGCCGGCTACATTATAAGGAGCAGCACTAATATAATTATTAGCAAATTGGCACTGCACATCCAAATTTACTTTAGTATTGACACCAGGAGCAAGATCAACACCAAGAGTGATATCTTTAGACATCTTTAGACAGATTACAGAACCAACTCCTGAAGCATAAGAAACGACACCAGCACCAGTATAATCAATACCAGCATTTAGACGAGAAGACCATTGACCCCAAGGAGTATTAACTCCATTCTCAACACATCTATGATAGAGCTGAATGTCTGCTATATTTTGAAATTGTTGTTGTCCGTTCATATTGATTTGTAAGGATCCATTTACATAAGTAGCGAAAGTATCAGTGACACGAGTATCAGCATTCATAAAAGCATCAGTTGGACGACAGAATATATAAATTTCACTTGGAATACGGGACAATTGAATTGTTGGAGAATTAAATGTATCACTAGCACCAAGACGAACAGTAGCATCGGCACGAGATGCAAGAGTTTTAACAGATGAAGGATAAAGTACAAAATCACTGTATGGTAAAGCCTGAACTGATAGAGATCGACCAATATCAGCAACCCCTGGAATAAGTTGTAAAATACGAAGATTTGGAGAGCCATTTACAACTACAGAGACAGCAGCAGTTGGAGCAAATAGTGTTGAAATCAATCGTGAAGGGTTACCCCAGTTATATGTTAATTGAAGTTGAGATAATTTTCTCATACCTTGTTTTCGTTCATTTTGAGAAAGTGAAGAAAGAAGAGGACTAATCAAAACAGGCTCAATAATTCTATAAGTAACAGAGCATACATTGAATCCAGCATTCCAAGCCACACTTTCAACACAATACGAACCACGACCTGAGAATTTTTCTCCTGTAGTATTCGCGAATAAGTTAAATGGGCTTGTAGCATCTCCGGCTGGAGCATTTGGAGTATTGACATCAAGCTGAACGGGACATTCACTATAATTAATCCATTTATCATAAAATCCATATCTTTGGAGAGCTGATGCTAGCTGACCTGATTGAATAACTGTTTGAGCGTTACCAATCTGGAGAACGATTGAATTAGCCCATTGACTGAGTGGGAATGGTCTTAGGCAGATACCATTTGCTAGATTAGCACGAGCTACAGGAATATTTACAGTTACAGACATATCAACAAGGAAGACACGAGAAGTGATAGTTGTACTATCATTACAATTAATCACCCAAGTAGTAGAACTATTAGATGAGTTATTAGATGCTACTTGATAATAGTTTGCTGTTGATGCCGATTTTTCAACAGCATAGAAAGATTGAGTTGATACATCACATAAGGGATCAACGACTAGATATTTTTCTAAAGGCACTGGAATTGCTTGAGACATTTATATTATATATATTATATATATAATAAAAATTTATAATCTAAATTATTAATTAAAAAAATAATAATATTTTTATAACTATATATTTTTATTTATTTAATTACTACATTTTATATATGAGCGGGGCACTAATGCTAATTTAATATCCATAGAGCAGCCAGCATATAATTCAATTGGATACATATTATTATTAAAATCAGACCACCATGCCTTTAGATCTATTCTTTTTATACCTTCCATTGAATTTTGAAGACCTATCAGTCTTGAATTATTTACAGATTGATTAAATTGAATAAAATCACGATTATTATCATTAGTTGAAAATAAATCAACTTGAAAATCAACGAGAATTTTTTGAGCTACAAGAGATGTAACAGTATCAGGAGAAGTAAATGTAAAAGGATCAAATCCTGGTTGTATATTTTCACTTTTAGTGGTTAAAGTATTACTTGTAAATACAATTCTTTGTAATGGACTAAAAACACCGAGAGTATTATGATCGCTATATACCACTAATTGTAACTTTGGATTTACTGGACTTGTATTATTATAGTATTTATACCATGACGGAGCTATAAAATTATCAGCAGCTACAACATTAAGCATGTTTGCATCTATAACTTGAGCCGATCTATTATATGAATTTGTGTTAGACGGAAACTGTAAGAGAGCATATAATGGATTATTAAAATAAATGTTGATAAAATTAGTTTGAGAACCATTATAATAAAATAATTCTGGTAATACAACAATTTGAAATTTATTATATTGCTCTGACCAACTCAATTGTGGAAATTGTGGATTAGGCACATATAAATCTAAATCAGCTCTATATTCATATGGGAATATTTGTTGTGGTGGATTAGGATCAGCTGGAAAAGCCGCGATAAATCCGGCTCTAAGAGCCACTAAAGCATCCGCCATTTTTTTATTAAACATATCAATAAAATCTTGTTTATCATAACTCCAATAATAACCATTCTCTACAATTTGTTTTGTTATGACTGGTCCATCATATAATGGTTCTGGAATTTCAGGATTTAACCACTCAAGATATAAATAATCTGGTAAAGTATAAATATTTTTACTTGCACTTTCATATGATAAATTAAGTCCATATGGTGTAAGATTAGGATTAGATTGTCCCAGTTGAATAGGACAAGCCCAGAAAGGAATAGATTGAGATGACATCGTAAAACGATTAACACAAATATCGTATTTAGCTGGAAAATCAACAAGAGTTGAGTCTAATGATTGATTATATTCAGCCGGAATAGTTGTATAATCTAATTGATTTCTATTAGTTACACAAGCATTATAATATACAATTGTTTCAGTATTTTGATATGATAAGACAGAGTTCATTTATAATATAATATACAATAGAAATATATTATAATTAAATTATATTAATTTATTTATCAGTAAGTTTGATTATAAGTTTGTCATTCTTTTTTTTATTTTTACTAAATAATTTATTAAATTCATTAGTTGATAAATCATCACATGCCATTCTTGTAGCACAATAACGACCACAAGTACTAGAATAATCATCTTGTAAGCATTTATCATTATAATCTATATTATAAGGGCATTCATACAATAATTTTGATAAATAAGGATAGTCAAATCCGTTATCTTGTCGAAATGGTTTAGGGATCTGTTTAAAATTTGTTCTTCCGTCTGGTTTAGATCCAAATGAGTCAAAAAAACAAACCTCATTATTTGGTCTCTTAAATAAAGCACAATAATGTCCGTATGTTGGCTTCCAATTAAATAAAATAATACAACGATTATATGGCTCTAATAATTCATCAACAGAATTAAATTTTTGTAAATCACTATACAAATATGTATGTATATTATCATCAAATATATCTTTAATGTCTTCAAAAGAAAGGGCTCTATCCATTATTATTATATAATATAATAATATATAAATGTTTCATAGAAAAGATTTTAATAATATTATAACATTATTCAAGAATAAATATCATTTAAGACCTACAGGGTCTGTAATTAGAAAAGAAGATAAAATAAATGATTTAGATTTTTTAACATATAAATCATTAGATAAAATATTGGATAAAATAAATAAAGATTTTCAAACTGTAATTATTTCTAATGGTTCAAAATTCTTACATTTTAAATTATATGATTATGACATTGAAGTTAATATATGGAAAATGAATAAAGATAATCATCTATTTATGAAATTATCTCATGATTATGATAAACAGTTACAAATATCTATGAGACGAATTGCTAAAAATATGAATTATAAATTAAATAATAATGGTCTATATGATGAAAATAGAACATTAATAGATGTAAAAAATATAAAAGATATATTTAAAAAGATTGGAGTTAAATTTAGAAAACCAGAAGAAGGACATTTATCAAATTAATTATTTTTATATTTAAGAAGTTTATTATATATGTCATTTACATCTCGATTTTCTTCTTGAAAAATCATTTTAAATAAATCATTCATTATATTATCTTTGTTTTTCATAATACTACATTTTTCTTTTTTACAGTCTTTTTCAGTACAATAACTACAAAATCCAAGCTCTTCAACCCACGATTCCATTGTTTTTGATGTGTTTTTCTTAATGTTTTTCTTAGTTTTATTCATTATACTATATCATAGTAATATATATTTATATGAGTTTGTTTAAGAAAAATAAAATATATAGTATTTATATATGATTATAATTACAAACAAATATAATGGAGGTAAAATATATAAACTTGTTTCACCTCATACAGATAAAATATATATTGGTTCTACTTGTAGATCAATCGAAACAAGATTAAAAGAACATAAATCAAATTATAATAAATGGATTTCAAGAAATAGAAATAAGGGATATATTAGTTCATTTGAATTATTAAAATATGATGATGTAAATATTGTATTATTAGAAACATATTCTTGTAACAATAAATATGAATTATATGATAAAGAAAGATATCATATAGAACAAAATTTAAATAATGTCGTAAATAAAATAAGACCTAATCGTACTAACCAAGAATATTATCAAGATAATATAATTATTATTAAATTAAAAAAAAGAGAAAAACA